TAATGTATCTGGTTCTTCTGGAAGTACAACTGGTAACGCTGCAACTGCAACTGCACTTGCAACTTCAAGAAACTTTACAGTAAGTGGAGATGCAACTACAGATTCATCACAATCATTTGATGGAACAGGTAATGTTGCATTACCAATTACACTTGCAAATACTGGTGTATCAGCTGCAACTTATGGTGATGCAAATAGTGTTGCTCAAGTAGCAGTAGATTCAAAAGGTAGAATAACAAGTGCATCTAGTGTAGACATTAGTATGCCTTCATCTCAAGTATCAGACTTTGCAGAAGCAGTATCAGACACAGTAGGTGCAATGTTCAGTTCAAATACTGAAACAGGTATCACTGCAACATATCAAGATGCAGACAATACAATAGACCTAGTAGTAGGAACAGTTGCACTGGGTTCTGGAACTTCTGGAAACTATGTTGATAATGTCACAGGTGGAACTGGTGTTACTGTAAGTGGTAGTGCTGGTGAAGGATGGGAGCCTGCAATTAGTATTGGACAGGCAGTTGGAACATCAGATGATGTAGAGTTTGCAGATGTCACTGCAAGTGGTAATGTGGTAATCACAGGAAACTTAACAGTTAATGGTTCATCTGTAACAAACAGTTCAACAAATACAACTATCGAAGATGCATTAATAGAACTTGGTTCTGGTAATACTGGTTCAAACAGTAATGACTTAGGTCTTATACTTGAAAGAGGTTCAACAGGTGATAATGTATTCATAGGTTGGGATGAAAGTGCAGACAGAGTAAAATTTGCAACTACAACTGCAACAGGTTCTTCAACTGGTGATTTAACATTATCATTAGCAAACATACAAGCTAATGCATTATATGGTAGTGTAATTGGTAATGTCACTGGTAATGTTTCTGGAACTGCAGCTACAGTGACAGGTGCAGCTCAAACTGCAATCACTAGTGTTGGTACTTTAACAGGATTAGCAGTAAGTGGTGCAGCCACAACAAGTTATACTACAATTGGTGCAAGTGCAAAAGCAATGAGAAATGTATTCATTCATTCTAATGCGCCAGGTGGTTCAGATGGAGCAGTTGGTGATATCTGGATAACATACTCATAAGTGTAATATATAATGAATGAGGAAATTGATTAATGAGTTCAAAAGTAAAAACTCCAGCAGGATGGAATGATACCAATGGATGGAGAGTAAAAACTCCATCTGGTTGGAAAGCTGTTGTCGATGTAAAAAGAAAAACTCCAAGTGGATGGGAATTCCAGACTGGAACTATACAGGTGCAACAACCTTTTACACAAACTTATCAACAACCATTTCAACAACCATTTCAACAGGGATATCAACAACCCTATGAACAGACTATTAGTAGACCTACAACTTATGAGGTAACTATACCTAGACCTACTAATTATCAGACTCCAAGACCAGCAAATTATGAAGTAACTATTCCTAGACCTGCTAGTTATGAAGTTACAATACCTAGACCAACACAGGTGCAAAATAGTAGACCAGCTAATTATCAAACTGCTAGACCAGCAAATTATGAAGTAACTATTCCTAGACCTACTAATTATCAGACTTCTAGACCTGCGAGTTATGAGGTAACTATTCCTAGACCAACACAGGTACAGAACTCTAGACCAGCAAACTACGAACAAACTATTAATAGACCTGCTAGTTATGAAGTTACAATACCTAGACCTACAACCTATCAGACACAGAGTCATGGAACTAGACCACAGAATTATCAGACTCAAGGTCATGGAACTAGACCTACATCTTATGAGGTTACAATACCAAGACCAACACAGGTACAGACTTCTAGACCTACAACTTATCAAACTGCTAGACCTTCTACCTATGAGCAAACTATACCGAGACCTTCTAATTTTCAAATTCAAAACCATAGGCCTGGCAGTTATGAGGTTACAGCACATGGTTACAGACCAGTTACTAACCAACAAACTTATCAAGTTCAAGTATATATTGCTGGTAATCCTAAATATGGGGCAGCTGCATCTCAATCACAAACCCCTAATGGTCAGCTGATATGGAGTGGTATTGCATTTCCAACATATCAACCAGAAGGGCCATGGAATCCAAATAGTATTACTAACCAACAACCTTATAACTATGAGCAGACTATTAATAGACCTACTAATTATCAGACTCAAGGAAGTAGACCTGCTAGTTATGAAGTAACTATACCAAGACCAACACAGGTGCAAAATCATAGACCAGCTAATTATGAGAGTCCTAGACCTGCTAACTATGAACAGACTATTAATAGACCTGGCCAGTATAATTATCAAATTCAAAATCATAGACCTCAACAGTATAATTATCAAAGTCAAAATAGTAGACCAGCAAACTATGAACAAACTATACCGAGACCAACATCTTATGAGGTAACTATACCTAGACCTACTAATTATCAAACAAGTAGACCTTCTACCTATGAGCAAACTATACCTAGACCTACACAGGTACAAAATAGTAGACCTTCTACATTTGAACAAACTATACCTAGACCTACACAGGTACAAAATAGTAGACCTACTAATTATCAAACAAGTAGACCTTCTACATTTGAACAGACTATTAGTAGACCTACAACCTTTGAACAAACTATACCAAGACCTACTCAAGCACAAAATAGTAGACCAGCAAACTTTGAACAAACTATTAGTAGACCTGCTAACTATGAAGTTACACTAACTAGACCAGCAACCAGACCTAGTACTAGACCAGCGACTCGACCAGCAAACAGACCATCGACTCGACCAGTTTCTACATGGGATGGAGATATAAACAAACCTTGGCCACCTAGTTAAACCACACTATATAATAGTGTAGATTATATTATGGAGATATTATGTTATTAATTTATGACCACGATAATGTTTTGCACATTACCAATGAAAAAGGGCTTCGTTGGAATTATGACAAAGCAGACAAACCACAATTCTCATTTGATTACGATTATTTGTTTTATATAGAACAAGATGATTGTTTTGAAGTTGAATTGGGTGATAACACTTCTGAAATTACAGACGAACAAAAATCTGAAATTTTAGAATATATTAATCTTTTAGAACCACCATTAAAATTAACTCTTGCAAATCAATATATTAATGATTTAAATGAACAAACTATACAAAGAATAGAACATGTCTACCGAGAAATTGGAAGTCCAGTTTGTAGATTTACATGTAACGCAGATGTTATGATAGCTGGACGAGAAGGTTCTCAAGACCCCAGAAGACAAATTGCAAGAAGAATTATGGAATGGTCTGACTTTGCATATGGTTTATGTGAAAGAATAGTTGAAGAACTTAAACAGACTTTAGATGAAGACTTAAAAGAATATCCTTTTTACGAAGAATCCCTTGCAGAAATACCTAAAATAGAACACTTCCTAGAAAATGCACCAGTAGATGAAAGATTTAATACTGATACCTTGGATATTCATGGTGGTGAGGATAACTTAGGTGAAGACAAAAAAGCAGTTTAAAGCAAGTAAATATTCTGCTGTAACACGAGATAATTTTGATAATTATCTTGATAATTATGCATGGTTAGAAAACCCTCTTAACATTGAGTACCTAGAAAAACCCAAACCAATAGAATCATTACCATTTAAACAAGTTTGGGTAATTGATAATTATTTACCAAACTCAATATGGGAGTCGTGGAGATTACATAGAGAGGGTAAAAGAAGTTGGGGAAGACAAAATAAAGTTTTTAGAAACAATGAATATCAACATATTTATTGGGGTGAAGGTGTTTACATAAACCTTGGTGAGACAATTGGTGATAAAGGAAGTAAATTAAAAAATCAATATGGTGATGGTAAGAGAGTTAGTTATGCACTATACAATCATAACAATCCTAGATTTTTAACTTCTACATGGAAAGAAAATGTTTTAGCAAGAGACCAAGAGGGATATAGATTTCCCATAATTGATTGGTTTATTCATAGACTAAGACAAGACTTTAGATTTAATTGGGAATATTTTCAATATTGTGGTTTTAATGGACAAACTATTGGACAAGATGGTACAGTGCATGAAGATACAAGTCTTGACGAAAGTTGTTTAGATAACCTTTCATTCTTATATTATGACCAAGAAAGATGGGATGAAGAGTGGGGTGGTGATTTAATATTCTATAACAGAGAGTATCATAACCACAATGTTACTGGTATTCCAGAAGATGAAGACCAATATGAAATAGGTAGATTACAATATAAACCTAATCGTTTGGTAGTAATGAATGGTGCAATAACACATAGACATCCAGCACCATCAGCCGAATATACTAAGGAAAATGGATTTCCTTTTAGAACAAGTATGGTAATTCGTGGAGACAGATGTAGTCTCTTGGAGTAACCATAAGTATTATTATGAAAACAAAAACAATTTTAATTATGGGATTGCCTGGCAGTGGAAAAACCTACATCTCAAAATGTCTACTTGAACATTTAGATGCAGACCATTTCAATGCCGATGCAGTCCGAGCCCAACACGATGATTGGGATTTCTCAGAGGAAGGTAGAATGAGACAAGTACATAGGATGAAAGACCTATGTAGAGAATCCGAAAAACCATATGCAATTATGGATTTCGTATGTCCATTTACTCAAGGTCGACAAATTTTAAATCCAGATTATATAATCTTTATGGATACAATTGATAAAGGTAGATATGCAGATACTAATAAAGCATTTCAAAGACCTTTAAAAAATGAAGTAGATTATCTGGTAGAAGACCAGAATGGTGAACTTCATTCAGAAGTTATTGCAAGAGAAATACTTGCAGAAAATAAAAGGTTTGATGAAAATAAACCCACTACACAAATGTTAGGTAGATTTCAACCTTTCCATGATGGTCATCATGCACTTTTTAAAAGATGTTTTGATAAGACAGGACAGGTAGTAATCATGGTTCGTGCAATGGAAAACACTGCAAAGAACCCATTTGACTTTAAGACAGTAAAACAAAATATTAAAATGTTTTTACTAGGAGAAGGATACGAAGAAAATGTACATTATATTATACAGAAAGTACCAAACATTGTCAACATAACATATGGAAGAGATGTAGGATACAAGATAGAAGAAGAGTCTTTTGATAAAGAGACTGAATCAATTTCTGCAACAGAGATTAGGAGACAGCTTGGATTCACACAGTAAGTCTATTGCAAAAGCATTTTCATGGAGAATTATTGCAACAGTTACTACTGGTTTAATTAGTTATTTTCTTACAGGTTCAGTTGAGATTGCAGCTGGTATTATGACTTTTGACTTTTTTTTAAAATTACTATTATATTATTTACATGAACGAATATGGACGAATGCCCGATAAAAGAAATGGAAATACTATTTGAATGTGTTCAAGACACAGAAAATAGTTTATTTGAACCAATTCCAGCAAAGAAAGTTAGACCAGAATGGTTTAAAAAATTACCTATGTCTGTTGATAATTATGGTCAACAAACAGAAACTATAAAAAAATGTCCAGCTATGCAAGACTGGATGAACATGGGTTATCTAATTAGAAATAGACATACTGTTCTTGTTGCATTACATACAGGTAATGAGGATGTTGAACCAGTATCACTTGCACTTGCACTAAGAGATGATATTCCAAAAGATAAGTTTAAAAAACTTAAAGAACTAGTTAAAGTATTTAATGAAACTGGTAGTTTAGATGATACTGATAGAATACATCAGTATTGTAAATCACATAATCTCCTTGTAGAGGAATTACAAGGTAATTATGTCGTAGGTGGTCATCCAGCTGCACAGACAAGAGGTAGTGGTTTTGATGATAGGATGGCATTTAAATTTAAGTTGGATTTTTTAATAACAACTCCTAAAGGAACTTCTACATATTGGTTAGACCCATTTTTATTTAACAATCCATTTTTTCATGCATGGCAAGGTATAATAGATACCGACTCATTTAATCAATTAACAACTAATAACATGTGTATTTTTTATCCAAAAGCAGATAATAGTTTTATTATACCAAAAGGTACACCAATAGTACAAGTTGTACCTTTTGTTAGATATCCTTGGAAACATAAAATTGAATATCTTACAAGAGAAGAACTTGTAAAAAGGATGAATGACCCAGTTGTACAAGCACTAGAAAAAAGAGGTAGTAATACTAAAGGTGAATTTAAACATTTTTATAGAAAGACCCTTGCATCTAAAAAGGAGTGGAACTAATGTTTTTACCAATGTTTTCATGGAATGTTTTTAGAACAAATCTTGTTGATGAGGGTTACATTACTCATGAACAACTTGACGCAATGAAAAAAGAATGTTATACCATGAGAAAAGAAAATCCAGTTGGTAGAAATCGTTCTAACAATGCATCTGGTTGGCAATCCGATGATGGTGTAAATAACAGACCTATATTTCAGTCTTTATTAAATGGTGTTGAAGGTGTATTTGATAATGAAGTTTTTCCATATTATATGGGAGAATATAAAAATGATTATGAATTACAACATGGTAATTATTGGGTAAACATAAATTATAATACTTCATATAACAATCCCCATACACATCCTGGCTGTTGGTATAGTGGTGCATTCTATGTGCAAATACCAGAAGAAACTAAAAATGATGGATGGGTACAGTTCTTAAGAGGACAATCACATCACATGTCAGATTTCCCTCATATGTCTCGAAGGGATGCAGATAATTTTGGATGGATACCAGAAGAAGGTGATTTAATATTATTTCCTTCTGCAATGATACATTATGTAGAACCACATAGTAGTGACTTTGAAAGAATATCTATTGCATTCAATAATAGTTTTAAAAATATTCATACTGGTGATATAAACCAAGCTATGGGTCAAAGTCCCAGTTTCAATGATGTTATGGCATTCAATGTCTTACCAGATGGAAACTTGAAAATCCCTAAATAGAAGTATATCTTTTTAAGGATATTTTTAGGGAGAAACATGGAATTGGAATCAATACACTTACTTTGGAATTTAGTACTTACTGGTATAGTAGCCCCATTCGTGTGGTTCATTATGCAATTACATAATGAGACGAAACGATTAGAAATACTTTTGAATAGAACAAGAGAAGAAATGAATAGAGATTTTGTTTCTAAAGATGACCTTCAAAAAGATATGACAAGAATGATGGACTCTTTAGAAAGTATCAATAAAAAAATAGACGATTTCTTACTTTCAAATCAGAAATAACATAAATAGTATTAGAGAAAAGAAATTTCTAATAGGATTATGTTATGGCAGCTCCAAACAGCAAAGCAACACTAAAAGAATATGCATTGAGACAACTGGGTAAACCAGTTTTAGATATTAATGTGGATGATGACCAGATTGATGATATCATTGATGATGCATTACAATATTTTGCAGAATACCACTATGATGGTACTATTCGTACATATTTAAAACATCAAATTAACGACAACGACCTTGCAAACCAAAAACAGGATGCAAGTATGGCTCAGTCATCTACTGGTACACATATATCAACTAATATGACATTTAAAGAGGGACAAGGATATGTTGTTCTTCCAGAGTCAGTATATTCAGTACTTCGTGTATTCCCATTTGTAGATAAGTCTGGACTTAATATGTTTGATTTAAGATATCAGTTAAGACTAAATGACTTATATGATATCTCTTCTACATCTATCATACAATATGAAATGGTGCAAAACCATATTCAATTGTTAGATGAAATTTTAATCGGACAAGTTCCAGTAAGATTTAACAAAGCACAAAACAGATTATACTTAGATATGGATTGGTCAGCTGCAGTTACAGCTGGTGAATATATTGTTATCGATTGTTATAGAAAGATAGACCCAACACAATTTACAGATGTATACAATGATGTATGGTTAAAAAAGTATGTCACTGCATTAATTAAAAAACAATGGGGTCAGAACCTTTCTAAGTTTGAAGGAATTCAGTTGCCAGGCGGAGTGACCTTACAGGGTAGACAAATTCTTGAGGATGCAAATACAGAAATTGAAAAGTTAGAGGAACAAAGTAATTTATTACAGACTGAATCTGCTATAATGATGGGGTAATCAATGCCTACTAATGTATATTTTAACCATGCAGTTCAATCAGAACAAAATCTGCATGAAGACTTGGTAGTAGAATCTCTTAGATTCTATGGTCATGAATGTTTTTATTTACCTAGAACAATTGTAGATGAAGATGAATTGTTTGGTGAAGATACATCATCTAAATTTGGTGATGCATACCAAGTAGAGATGTATATAGAAAACACCGAAGGATTTGAAGGTGAGGGTGACCTCTTGTCTAAATTTGGTGTAGAAGTCAGAGACCAAGCAACATTTGTTTTATCTAGAAGAACATGGCAAAGATTTATCTCATTAGATTCAAATCTTGCAGTATCAACAAGACCACAAGAAGGAGATTTAATTTACTTCCCTCTCGGAAATCAAGTATTTGAAATCAGATTTGTAGAACATGAAAATCCATTCTACCAATTGGGTAAACTTAATGTATTTAAACTACAATGTGAGACTTTCGAGTATTCACACGAATCAATCGATGTCGGTATTGCAGAACTAGACAATATAGAAGACCAGTTCTCATATCAAGTACAAATGAATCTTGGTGCTGGTTCTGGAGACTTTGTAGTTGGTGAGACTGTAACACAAACAGTTAATACAGGTAAAACTGTATCTGGTCAAGTGGTATCTTATTCATCACTTGGTGCAAATAATAAAGTACTTAAAGTTAATAACATTACATTTAGTGATACTGATACTCCAGCTGGAAGTACTATGTTTGTACTATCATCGAATGCAAACGCAGGTAATATTGTAGGTGCAACTAGTAATGCAAATAGACCAGTAACAACTGCACCAGACCAATATGCAATGCCTAATGACCCACTTGCAGATAACAAAGACTTTGAAACTGCTGGAGATAACATAATAGACTTTAGTGAAAGCAACCCATTTGGGTCACTATAAATATATACATGGCAATTTGGTATTTAAATATGTTACAAGAAGATGAATCAAAAATGAAAGTTTTTCAATATATGAACCACCAATTTTGGGGTGATGATAATGGTCGTAAAGCAGATGTTGGTAGAA